TCGCCAGTGCTGACCAGTGGCGGCGCGGCGTTCGCCTGTGCATTGGTGGTTATCCCGCTGAGCATCAAATCCATGCTCTGGATCGAGAAAGCAGACCTGCTGGAGATCCTGCGCCGATTAAGAGGGGGTAGCTGATATGCCCCTCTTCACGTTGGTGGTCCCGATGATCACCGCTGCGGCCTATCTACTCGGCGCGCTACGGCTGGCGTATTACGACCGAGGCCCGGCGCGCTATCGACGCGGGGTCTCGCTATTCGCCAGCCTGTTTGGCGCGGCGCTGAGCCTGTGCGGTCTGGAAATCCTGTTGTATCGCCCGCCCGTAAGCCTTTGGCATGCATTGTCGAGCGTGCTGATGTGCCTTTTGATATTCCGGTCTCAAGGCAACGTCGCGGCGTTGATGAGGCCGCGCACATGACTATCCTGCGCTTGGGAAACCACTCAGACGCAGTACGTCAGCTGCAACTAAACCTCAATCGACACGGTGCGAATCTGGTCCCTGGTGGCTCGTTCGACGCCGCAACACAAAACGCCGTCCGCGCCTACCAGCTCAAATCAGGTTTGGTCGCCGATGGCATCGCCGGTCCCAAAACCCTCAGCAGTCTTGCGGGTGCCGATTGCTCCAAGCTGCTCAAGCACGCGGACCTAAGCGACGCCGCCACACGTCTTGGCTTACCGTTGGCAACCGTCTATGCGGTTAATGAAATCGAGTCAAAGGGCAGAGGCTTCCTCGACAGCGGCAAGCCGGTTGTACTGTTTGAGCGGCACATCATGTACCGCCAGTTAACAGCGGTTGCCCATGTAAAAGACAGCCCAGCCGAACTGAGGCGCCACGCTGATGAATTGGCCGCTCTGCATCCCGATATCGTCAACCCGACATCTGGCGGTTATGTAGGTGGCAATGGCGAACACCAGCGCCTGACCAAGGCACGCCAGATCGATGACAGCGCCGCGCTGGAATCCACCTCATGGGGCGCGTTTCAGATCATGGGGTTTCACTGGCGTCGGCTTGGTCATGACAGTGTGCAAGCTTTCGTCGCGCGCATGGAAACCACCGAATCCCATCAATTCAGAGCCTTCGTGACCTTTCTGCAAACAGATAAGGAACTGCATGACGCCTTGAAGGCCCGCCGCTGGGCTGACTTCGCCCGCATTTATAACGGCCCTCAATACGCCCGCAATCGTTACCACCTCAGGCTCCAGCAGGCCTTTGAACGCTACAGCACATGCACTTGTGATCACGGGGCCACGCAATGACCGCTATCAGCAGCCTGCGCCAACTGGTTTATGGCCTGGCGTTGCTGGGCTCATTGGCGCTGCTGCTCTGGGCCCAGCAGCAACGTATCAGGCTTGCCGACAGCGCGACCCGACACGCCATAGAGCGAGAGGCGACGGCCCAAGACACCGTCGAGCGCCATCGCCTGAGCGCAGAAAGCCTGCGTAGCACGCTGAATGACGAGCGCCAGGCGCAAACCGGCCTTCGTATCACCCAAAACCAATTGCGCCAAAGCCTGGCCAGCCGTCAACGGCAGATCGAGGACCTGAAACGTGAAAATAAAGAACTGCAAGACTGGGCTGCTCAGCCTTTGCCTGAACTGGCTCGTCGGCTGCGCGAGCGCCCCACCCTCACCGGCGCCGATGCTTATCATCAGTGGATGTCCGGCCGTGGTGCCCTGCCAGTTGCCGGCGACACAACCGAGCAGTAACGGCGTCATGCTCAATGACCAGGACATGATTGAAAACGCCTGGGCTGAATGCGCGGCGCAGGTCGATATGGTTTATCAGTCCCAGGGGGCAGCCCATGAATAAGCCCGCCAGCCTGCGTGCTCACCTGTTGGAATGCGTGCCTGACCTCAAGCAAAACCCCGACCGGCTGCTGATCTTCATCGACAACGGCAAAATTCGCTGCACCGCTGCCGCCAGCCTTTCGTTTGAATATGGCTACCAACTGCAGATCATCCTCACCGACTTCGCCGGGCACCCGGACAGCGTCATGTTGCCCCTGCTGGGCTGGGTGCGTGTTCACCAATCTGAACTGCTCACTAACCTGGAGAAGTCTGCAGAAGGCATTCGCTTCGAGGCGGATGTGATCGATCGGAGCAAGGTGGACATGAGCATCACCCTGCCGCTCACTGAGCGAGTGATCGTGAAAAAGCGTGATGACGGCAGCTTTGACCTTAACCGTCCGCCAGAACCGCAATACAGCGACTACGACCAAGCGCCAGGCAGCGGGTATCAGATTCGTGACTGACAACCTGAATGCTCTGGAAGACTGGGCAGCGCCGCTGCTCCGCCAACTGCAACCCGACGCCCGCAACAGACTGGCTCGGACCCTCGCCCAACAACTGCGCCGAAGCCAGCAACAACGCATCACCCGCCAGCAAAACCCCGACGGCACACCCTACATACCGCGCAAGCAACGCGAGCTGCGCGCCAAACAGGGCCGCATCAAGCGCAGAGCGGCGATGTTCAAAAAGCTGCGCACCGCCCGATATCTCAAGGCCAAGGGCGACGGCAACGCGATCAGCGTTGGTTTTACAGGCCGCATTGCCCGGATAGCGCGGGTTCACCAGTACGGGTTGAGGGACAGGGCCGAAGCTGGAGCAAAGGATGTGGTGTATGCGCGGCGGGAGCTGATGGGCTTGACTGATCGAGAGTTGGAGATGCTGCGAGATGGCTTGATCGCACATCTGGATGTATGACAATGTAGTGTGGTGTAATACAAGCAACTACCCAGGAGGTTCACATGTCCGTTATGTCCCTACGTCTGCCAGACGAAATGGCAGACACCCTCGCAAACCTGGCCAAAGCTACCGGGCGCAGCAAGTCGTTTCTAGCCATCGACGCCCTGCGGGAGTATCTGTCCCGCGAAGCATGGCAAATTGCAGAAATACAACGTGCAGTTGCAGAAGCTGATGCCGGTGATTTCGCCAGCGAGGATGAAGTGAAAGCCGTCATGGAGAAGTGGACGAACAATGCGCGTTGAGTGGCTGAAAACTGCACTAAAGAACCTGGACGAAGAAGCTGCATACATTGCGTTGGAAAACCCGGCAGCTGCCGCGGCCTTCGTCCAGGCGATACAAGCAAGCGTACAAAAGCTCGCTCAATTTCCAGCCATGGGTCGTGAGGGTCGTATCACTGGGACTCGGGAATGGCCGCTACCCGACCTGCCGTATCTTATACCCTATCGAATTCGCAGCGGGCGTCTCCAAGTCTTGAGGGTTTTCCATACAAGGCGTCTCCCACCTCAAATTTGGTAAGCGAAGCTTATACAATTACGCCTTAAATAGCCTCGCTGCAAAGGGTGGCAGTTGCACTACCGCTCTTTGCATACCCCAGACTTGAAGTCATATGCACCACTTTCCAAGCGCGTAGCAGTGACCATCTTGCCGAACGGCAGGATGGAAACCGACATATTTTCATCGTCGCCAAGCCCACAGTCAGTTGGGGAGGCATGAAAGGATGAAAAAATGAGAATTTCTTGAGCGCGAGTATTAATAGCCTGCTGATCCAAATATTTTTGGGAGGGCTCAATCAATACCAGCACAAAAAAAGCGGACGCGATAAGCATCGCTACTTCATTTAACATATTAAGCTTTTTAACAACACCTCTGCTCGGGAGGCGACGCAGAACTAACCGAATCCCTCTTACCCATTCTTGGGATCCTTGATGGCTCATGAAAAAGCGAACTGCCACATGAATCACCTGCCAAAGGTAGACTCCAAAACCGACAAAAATCAGGATATAGTAATAAACGAGTAAAGACCCAATAACGGTAAAAACTCTTTGAGCTGCTGGGAAATTTTCAGCTCTAGAATGAGTCGCACCTACAATCAACGCATCGGCGTATATACTAGCAAATATAGCTACAACAATAGCTACGAGACTAGCAACCCACTTCAACCAAGGGTAGTTCGCCTTGACAAAAGCCACAACGCGAAACTTCACCACGAACAATACGACAGGTGCGATGACAAAAAAAGCCAGTACTGCAACGCCTACTGATTTAACCTGTGTGACGCCAATCAACAAAAGTGCACCAAGAACGTAAAGAAGTATTGCAACGCCCCATATCGCGACGCTAATCAGACTTTCCGTGTCTGCTTCTTTTAAACGCATAGCCAGCGGCTTCGCTTTACGAATCGCTGCTCTTACGTTCCTCCGATCAAGATAGCGCGCCCTCAAGCCCAAGAGCAACGGCAGTATAACGAACAAGACGATTACAGCAGCAACAGGAGATATCATTTTCAAGCCTTTTTAGTTAGTCCATACTAAATCGACCTACATATCAAAAACTTTAGCTTTCATAATCTATGTAAGTTCAGCACACCGTCGATCCCCACAAAACTGTAACCTCCCCAATTACAGTCGCCTCGTAGTGCATCAGATGATACGGCTGTTCATCATAACGGCATGAACGACACAGCCACCCTCGCCCGCCTGATCGAAAACCTCATCCGCTTCGGCACCATTGCCGAAACCCAGATGAAACCGCCGCGTGTCCGAGTCAAAACCGGCGGGCTAACCACTGGCTGGCTGCCGTGGCTCGCCTTGCGTGCGGGTGCCGATGTTGACTGGGATCCGCCGACAGTCAATGAACAAGTTTTGCTGCTGAGCCCATCCGGACAACTGGCAAACGCCGTAGTGATCACGGGCATCTACAGCGACGCAATCCCAGCAAATGGCGACCGGGCAGGCTTGCACCGCCGCACGTACCAGGACGGCGCTGTGATCGAGTACGACAGCGTGGCCCACCAATTGCGAGCGCAGCTACCTGAGGGCGGAACCACTGAGCTGATCAGCAGCGGCGGTATACATCTGGTCGGGCCGGTCACCCATGAAGGTGATTACACCCAAACAGGCA